TACAAATCCTCCACCTCTTAAATCCATTTCTTTACCACCAAGATCCATTAGTCCACCATCTTTCATAGAACCTTCTTTTCTAGCTCTATTTTCTTGATCAAATCTTATAAAATCTTTAATTCTTTCATCACTAATGTCTATGTTTAATGTTTCTCTAACATCATCAAAGTCACCACCCATTTCAATAATTTTAAGCACAGCGCTAACGTCTGTGAAATTAGGTCTGGTATAATAACCACTTACTAATTCACCTTGAAATTCTGGAAGATTTCCTTGTAAAAATTCATCTACCATTTTTTTACCAAAACCTTCAATTTTATTACGAGGAGGCCCTGCCATTTCACCTGCATAACCACCTGGTTCATTTACTAATCCACGTTTAGCTTTCATTATGCCACCATCTTTCATACCTGATTTAATCATTCTTTTAAAATCAGCAAAAGACATTGGTTTTGCATCTGGTCTTTGTTCTAATAAATCAAATACATATTTATTATATTCTTCTACTAATAAAGGATCTTCTTTAGCAGCCATCATAATTCCTTCTTTACCTTCTTCTTGTATTTCTTCACTAACACCTTCAATAGCTTTATCTATACCACCAAACCTAAATCCTACTCTACCACCAGCTTTATATCTATATGGTTGATCAAGCGCATCTCTTTCAATACCTTTAGCTTTCATAGGTGGTTCTCCAAAATTTGCAGTAAAATCTTCCAATGATATTATCATTGATCCACCATTAGGAGTTCTAATTACAAAAGATTGTCCATCAAAACCTTCTCCAATTATTTCTGGTTGTATTCCTTCTTCATTATATTGATCTATCATAAATTGTTGAGCATCAAATTTAAAAGGCCTTTCTTCTGCATCGTCCATACTCTCACGTCTTAGCATTTCACTTCCTAATAACGCATTTAATCCTTGATTAGCTGTAGGTCCACCCATCATTAATCCTACTCTACCGCCAGCTTTATATCCTGCTGATGAAACTGTGCTTTCTATTTCTTCATCCGTAAAGAATCCATAAGCTCTCATCGCGTTTCTAATTGCATCACCTCTAAGTCCAGCGTCCGCTAATGCTTCTGCCTCTGCTAGTGCAGCATCTATAGCTGCTTGTTTTTCTAATTGTCTTGCTTCTGCTTGCATTAAATCACCCGTTGCTGTTGCTGCTGGTAATGTTGCTGCTTTTAATCCTGCTGTACTAAATGGATCTGCGGCTCCTTTTGCTAATACATCGGATCCTTTAGCCAAAAATTCTAAACCTTTGCCTTTTAAAGTATCTGTTCCAGCTGCTGCTGCTTTGTCTTTAAATATACCAGCTGCACCTTTTGTTATCATTGGACCTTCACCTGGAGCACTCATTGAAAAATCTACACCTTGAGGTGTAGTCATAGCACCTGACAACGCTCCGAGTCCCGCTGATAATAAATTAATATCACCTTCATTACCTTCTTGTGCAAGTTGTGCACCAATATTTAAAAGACCAGAAGTTAAAGCTCTTCGGCCCATCGTAGAGCCAATTATTCCTTGCATTCCAGCTGGTGCAAATATAGGAGCAAACGCAGCTAGATATGGTAATGCTGGTTTGATTTCATTAGGTATAATTTTGTCTAATACCTTTGCGGCTGGTTTGAAAATTTTTTTAAGTAATCCCATAGTTTCTCTTTATGTTGTCAATATTGAAGCAAGTTCGCAAAGCTTGTAAAAAGGCGAGTGTATAACAATTTACAAGGTTTTTATACATTCGTCAACGATCCTATATATTAGTTTTACTACCCAAAGCACCTGGTCCCACCACAATATTTACATTTCTAGATATGTCTTCTTGTGTAGTATCAGTCACTGGGCTATCTACGTCCTCTTGAGCCTCTGCATCTGATAGATATTCTCTGCCTGTTTTTAAGTGTTTTATAGTTACTTCTACACGTGGCTTATAAACTTTAACTGTTTTACCGTCTATAATTTGATCTTCATAGTGTTCTTCTTGTTCTACAAATGGCATTATCTGTCCTCCCTGTTTATTTCTAATACTGATGCTATAACATCTACTGCACCACTACTTGCTTGTACCTTTAATATTTCACTTTCTTTCATAATTAAAGGTTCACTCAATACTTGTTCTTTTTGATCGGCTGCTAAATCAACGTCATTATCTACGACAAAAATATTAGAACTAGCATCAACTAATGTAACTTTAACAACTGCTGTGCTACCAGCATCTTCTGCTACTAATAAAGATTTTACAATAGCTCTAGAGTTTGATGGCACTGTATATAAAGTGGTAAGTGCTGTAGTTGTTAAACTTGTTTTTTCGTT